TTGCAGGCATAAATGACGTTCTCGGTACTCGAGCAGCCCCACACCCGGTTGTTGTGCTCCGTCAGCCAGTCCAGATCCGGCACCCGCCGCTGGGCTGTCACGTCCGGGAAAGGCCCGTCGAAGGTCTGGGTGGTCTTGCCGTCCATGGCCGTCCACACCACGCTCTGGCCCGTCACCACACAGGTGCCGTAGTACAAAACGCTCTCGATGTCCGGCGCAATGGAGAGGATCACTGAGTCCCCGGCCACGTCGTCCACCGCCACATCCCCGCCGAAATCGGCAGAATAAGCGTTCTTCACCACGCCAGGGATTCCCGTCAGGGTCACGGTGTCCCCGGCCTTGAAGGCTTCGCCCAATCCCTTGCAGGTCACACGGCAGTAGTTCAGCAGGATGTTCTGCCACCCGCCCGCCGTGCTGTAGAGCTTCAGGGCGTCGCGGTAGCTCCACGGGGCATCTTCGGCCTGCTTGAGCCAGACGTCGCCGTTCTTGGGGCTTTCCGGCTCGGTCGCGCCGAATTTGTTCGGCATGTACACCACGCCCGCAGCGTCGCAGGGGGTCACAGTCAGGCTTTTGCCGCCCTGCTGCCAGCCGGATCCCAGCGCGCTCAGCGTCCCCGCTGCGGTGTCAAAGGACATCTTGTCCGGCCAGATGAGCACCTTGGTCCCCATGCCCACCATCTTCTTCTCGCCGTCCGTCAGGGCGTCCTTCAGCTCCACGGTGTCGCCGCCGTCGTCCGGGGCATACCGCAGGGTCGTTCCTTCCACGGTCACGAGGCCGTTCAGGTGGTACATCCCGTTCATCCCGGTCGCTTGACGCACCTTCCGCCGGGGCTTGCGGGTCTCGAGGGCCGGGTATCCCCGCGAAGAAAAGTTCTTCTCCTTGCTCAGCTCTGCCTCGCTGCAGGCATACCCCTCGTTCAGCCCGCCAAATACCCGCAGCAGCTGCCGCTGGCTGTTGATTTGATTCAGGTTCGTCACGTCATCAGCCTCCCGCCACCTACCGGCATATAATTCCGCCTCACCCACGCCGCAAACTCCTGCACATAGCTCGTGTAGAGCTGCAGCTCATTCGCCGCCCGGGCCGTCTCGCCGAGGGCGAGGTCCATCTGCGCCGCCAGCCAGTGGGGATAGAGTGCTTCCGCTGCGTTGTCTGCCAGCAGCGGCGTGTCGTATTCCAGCCCTTCCGCCCACAAAATATCCGCACCGCGTCCCTCGAAGTCGCTGCCGGTGTCGCTGCGCTCCACCACGTTCCGCCGCAGGCCGCTGTCGGCCTGCCGCAGCCACAGCTGCTTCATCTCGTCCGAAAAGCTGTTGTTCGGCCTCAGCTCGTCGGCCATCTTTATCGCTTCGCCTGCTGTCATAAAACCTCCAAAACAAAATCCCCCGGCGCAGCAAGCGCCTGCAAGCTGTACCGGGGAATATCTCTCTGCCCTCTGTAGCGGAGCACTCTATTTTACGCCCCATCGGGCCTTGAGCGTCCAGCTTTACTTTCCCGGCCTGCCAATGGCTCCCCTTTCAAGGGGAGCTGGCGCGAAGCGCCTGAGAGGTCTTGCCGGGCGAGTGCTCTATGGTGGGTCTCTTATCAAATGGTCATCATCTGCGTACCGGCCGCCGCCTGCATGGCCTGGCTCTTCCGGGCCGCCTCGGCGTCCTGCTTGATGCTGTGCTCCAGCACCTCGGCCACAGCCTTCGGCACCTTCACGTCGATGCCGCGCTGGATGAGGTAGCTGTCGCCGTTGACGCCCACGAACACCGGTGCCGAGTAGCGGTCGTCATCCTTGAACAGGTGGATGGTCACCATGCCGTCGTCCTTTGCTTCGGCCTTCTCTTCGGCCTTTGCCTCGGCCTTTGCCTCGGCCATCGCCTCGGTTTTCTCCACAGTCTCCACCGCGTTCTCCACGGCATCCGCCGCAGCAGTCTCTTTCTTAGTCGCCATAGTATTTTCCTCCTTAATTTGCCTTCGCCTTCGCGCTGTACTTCGGGCTGACGCTCTCGATGCGCACCATGTACTGCTCGCACAGGCGCTCGGCGGTCTTGATGGCCTTCCAGCCCACGGACGCGCGCTGGTTCAGCGGGTCTTCGCCCGCGCCCAGCTGCTTGACGATGTGCTGCAGGCCGCCGCCCTCCACCTCGGTCACAGCGTAGGCGTGAGCCGCCAGCACCAGTGCCGAACACGGCCAGACTGGTGGGGCAGCCGGTGCCGGTCCAGATCTTCGCCTCGCTGGTCTCGATGAAGCGCACACCGGCCAGCTTGCCGATCTCACCGTTGTAGATGTTCTCGGGGGAAGCGTACTTGTGGACATCGATCCACTCCGGGTTGCGGCGCAGATCATAGGCCACATAGGGGTGGACGATGGCCACATAGCTCTCGCCGATGGTGTCGGCGTTCTGGGCCTTCAGGGCAGTCGCCGCCTGGTCGATGAGATCCGGCGTCAGCACACTGGCAGTGGTCAGGTTGGCGCGGCTGGTCACGGCAGTGTCGCCCGCCGGCGCGTAGATGACGTTGGTGCCGCCCGCCAGCACCTCGCGGGTCACAGTGTCCAGCGTGCGGCCCGCCTGGGATGCCAGCACCTTGGTCGCCTGGGTGATGTTGTTGTCGATGGCGGTCAGCTGCAGCACGTCGGTGATGGCTGCCCAGCCGCCGTACTGCTTCACGGTGGCGGTCATAGGGGTGACGGTCAGGGCCTGAGCATTGGGGGTCACGCCCTCAGTCAGAGGCTCGGTAGCCTTGGGCAGGCTCTCGTACTTGCGGAACTCGATGGTCTTGCCGTTGTTGGCCGGGATGGGGTACTTGTCGCCGAACTGGTCATGCACCAGCAGCGGCTCCGCCTGATCCAGCAGACGCTTCTCGTAGTAGGTCTTCATTTCGGCGCTCATGCCAGTCGCGCCGGTGTGGTTTGCAGGCTGCGCAAACAGCTGCAGATTCATGTGGATTTTCATTTGTGTGCTCCTTTCGTGTCTTGCTTTATCGAGAGGCTTCCGCTTTCCGGATCTTCCCTCAAGAACGGTGAGAGGTTTTCTTTCGGTCAGCAGCGCCTTTCAGTTAAAAAGTGATGATCTGTCCCCGCATGGCGCGGCGCTCCAGCTCTTCGCACTGCTGGGGCGTCAGCTTGGAGACGTCGGTCTTCAGCACCGCCGCGCCGCCGGGGTTGGTGCCGTTCTCGCTGGGCCGTGCGCCCCGCTGGCGGATCCGGGCTTCCACGCCCTTCTCGACGGTCTTGGCCGTCTGGGTGGTGCGCCGGGCCATGATGTCGTCAAAGTAGCGGGCCTTGTAAGCGTCCTCCATCTTCACGCCCAGCTTGAGCATCTGGGCAAAGTCCGGGTCAGCCAGCGCCATCTTGATGTCAAAGCCCGGGTCCTCGGCCCGAATGCGCTCCGCAGCGGCGTCCCACTCCTGCTGGATGGCTTCCATCTTGGCGGCCTCCGCCCGCTGCTGCTCAGCGGCGCGGTGCTTGGCGTTCTCGCTTTCCAGCGCGTCCATCTCCTTGGCCAGCTGGACGCTGATGCCCTTCTTCATGGCCATGTCTTCGTAGTAGGCGTCATCCTTCACCACGCCGCCCTCCACGGCCGCAGCCAGTGCCTCGTAGTCGCCGGGAGCAGTGCCGTACTTCTGGCCCAGAGCGTTCAGGATACGCCCCACCGGCCCCTGCTCGTTCAGGATGCTGTCGTAGGCTTTCTGGGTGGCCTGCACGATCATCTCGCCAAACTCCCGGTTGTACTCGCCCCGCATCAGTTTGCCAAACGCTTTCCGGTGTGCCTCCGGGTCGGTGCTGCTCTTGTCTGCCGCGCCGTCCTGTTTCTCGCTTTCAGCAGCATCTTCCTCCGCGCCCGGCTCTTCCGCCGGGCTCAGCATCTCGTCCACCTCGGCGGCAGCAGTCTCCCGGCCCTTGCCCTGGACGGGGGCAGACGTCGCCTTTTCTGCCGCCGCAGGGGCGGCACCATCGCTGCCAGCAGCCGCTGCACCGTCACCGCCCTCCGCAAACAGCTGCAAGTCCACCGCCGGGCTGCACTTACAGCTTTTCTTGAAGTTCACATTCTCCGGGTACTGCTCGGCCAGCAGGGTCAGGCCGTCGGCCACAAGCTCGAACTTGTCCCGCATGAGGACGCTGTCGCCTGCCTCCACATTCACCACCGGGCCTTCCTTACCCTGATAGATGCAGCTCGAGGTGTGTTCGTCCTCCGCAGCGCTGTACGCCAGCGTCTGCATCAGGCAGCTCACCGCAGCACATACGATGTCCTGTCCCGCCGGGGCATACCCCGCGTGGCCCTCGGCCCTCATCGTCAGCTTCCCGCCCTCCGGGTCTGCCACATAAATAATTTTGATCATGTAGAACCTCCTCACTTATTCGGGTTGTTGATGTTCATCGCCCTCTCGGCAGCTTTCGTGGCCAGCGGGTTGGTCCCGCCGCCCACCTGTCCGCCCAGAGAGTTCGTTACCGTCTTTGCGCCGGCCTCTCCGCCGCCTCCGCCGCCGGTCATGGCAGCGGCAGCGGCCCCGGCCTGCTCGCTCAGGTTGGATCCGTTCTGCTGGTCGATGACCGCCGCCATCTGCTGGATCTGTGCCATCGCCTGCTGCAGCTGCTGGTACAGGGTGCCGTTCTGGGCCACCCGCTGGCGTACCTTCTCGATGCCCTCGAAGTCCATCATGTCCAGACACGCCAGTGCGGCGTCGGCGTTGGCCGGGGCAAAGAATCCCAGCTGGTAGCACTCCTTCGCCGTCTCGTTCTGGCTCAGGCGGCTGAAGGTGCTCTTTTTAGCCGCGCTCACCGTGATGTCGAACACCGGCTCATGGGCGCCCAGCTCCACGCCGCCCACGTTCTCCACCGGCTGCGGCCGCAGCATCTGGCCGGAAAACTCCCGGTACTCCGTGCCGCCCTGCTGGCCGGTGATGCGGTAGACCCGCTCTTCGTCGTAGAACTGCCGCATCAGGTCGATGATGAAGTAGCATTCTTTTGCAAAGGAGCGGTAAGAGCTCTTCAGCATATCCCGGCTCAGCTTCGAGCCTGCTTCCTGCAGCGCCGCAATGGCCGAAGCAGCGGTCAGGCCGCTGGTCGCGCCGCCCTGGTTCACGTCCCGGTTGCCGCTGATTTCCTTCAGCTCGGCCACACGGTTCTGCTGGTAGGCGATGGTGTTGGAGGGCAGCGGAGCCGTCTCCAGCTCCATAAAGCCCCGCTCGTCCAGCCGTCCCGTGATATGCACCACGTCTTTCGCCGTGTCCAGCAGCTCGTCCTCGTTCACGCCCGCCGTGTCCGAGATAAGGTAGCGTTTCTTGGCCGCTGCCAGCGTGTTCTCGTCCATGGCCTGCGTCATCCGGTCGATGGTGTCCTGGGTGTCCTTCATCACGTCGATGTACCCGAAGCCCGCCGGGCTGTTCTCTTCCACAAAGAGCGGGTCGAACACAAAGGGATATTTTCCGTGGTCGTAGAAGCCCGTCTCGGCCATCGCCGGGTCGTTCTCACTGGCGTAGAGCACCACGCCGTTGCAGAACTTGCAGTAATGCACCACGGTCTGGCCGCCGGGCTTCTCCCTCTTGTAGTACCAGTCCACTACCACGCTCTTTTCGCTGGTGTCGATGTTCTGGTCGCTGACGTACTGCCCCACGGTGA